GCTCTTTCCCGTGTAGGTGTTTCTTTTACAGAAGCACAAGGACAAATCCTTAAAACAGGGACAGAGTCAGAACGAACAGCAACCCTTATTGAAGTGTTAAATCAGAACTTCGGAGGCTTGGCAGAAAACATGGCAAACACTCCTGAAGGAAAGGTTATACAGTTAAAAAATGCGTGGGGTTCGGTAAAAGACATTGTTGGTTATGCGGTACTACCTGCAGTAACAAGTGTTGTTACATTCATGGCATCAAAAATTCCTCAAGCTCAACAGTTTATGACAAACGCAGTAAATGCCGTAAAAGTTCCACTTGTATGGATTAAAGACAATGTTCTGCCGCCTCTTGCTACAGCATTTCAAGCGGTATGGAATTTTGGTGTATCAGCATTTACAAATATAAAAAACGCAGTAGTGGCGAATTCGGGTGCATTCAGCGGTATTCTTACGATTCTTGGAATACTGAAGAATGCTCTTTTTTCTGCATTTGAGTTTTGTAAACCCGCACTTAATTGGGTTAAGGATGTAGGACTGCCGTTTATTGTAGATGCCCTTGCAGGGGTTGTTGCAGGAGCTACGGCTGTGTTTGAGTTCTTTGTTAATAATTGGGGTTTGATAGCTCCAATCATCGCAGGTATAGCCGGAGCAATCCTTGTATATAAAGGGGCCGTTCTTGCTATTAACCTTGTTCAGAATGCTTGGGCAATTTGTCAGGGCATTTGTACTGCGGCACAGTGGGCATTAAATGTGGCGCTTACTGCGAATCCAATCGGTATTATCATTGTTGCTATCGGTGCCCTTATCGCCATTGGTGTTGCGATGTGGATGAATTGGGACTCAATCTGTGCTTGGTGTAAAAACGCATTTCAAGCGGTTGGTGATTTCTTCGTTTCTGTCGGCTCGGCAATCGGTTCATTCTTCTCCGGCTTGTGGGAAGGAATCAAAAATACTGTGATGTCAGTTTGGAACGGAATCACAGGCTTCTTAAGTGGAGCTTGGAACACAATTTCATCTGCTTGCACTTCCGTATTCACGGGCATCGGAAACGCAATCAAAAATGTATGGAACGGAATTGTTGGTGCTATAAAAGGTGCTATTAACGGTATCATTTCAGCCATCAATTCTATGATTCGTGGTGCTGTTTCAGGTGTCAACGGACTTATTAACGGAATCAACAAGGTAACGGGTGCTGTCGGCATTCCGGCTATTCCTACCTTCACCGCTCCGCAGATTCCACTCCTTGCAAAAGGTGGTACAATCCGAACAGACGGTACCGTTATTGTCGGTGAAAAAGGCCCCGAAATGTTGACCTTACCAAGAGGAGCACAGGTTACACCTCTTGCACAGAAAGCACCGCAAAAGGCAGAGAATCATTTCAACATCAATATCTATGCAGATGGCAAGGCTGTGGAAGATATTATTGATGAGCTAATGCCAAAGTTGAAATTTGCACTATCAAATCTATAAGGAGGCAGACAAATGGATATTTATTTGAGTGTTAATAACCGAGAACAGGTACTCCGTTTGCCTGTTCTTCCTCCTGAATTTACAGTTTCAAAACCACAATCAAATGAAACTTTTGAAACTGTAACTCAAGGACAATTAAAACTTATCGGGAAACCTGCTCTAAAGAGTATATCGTGGAGCAGTTTCTTCCCGGTTCGTGATTACCCGTTTCTTCGTGACAGAAGTGACACGGCTTTCGGTTACCTCTATACCATAGACACATGGGTCAAACAAAAACTTCCCATCAGGCTGATTATCACCGACACACCAATCAATATGGCTTGCTGCATAGATGACTTTTCATACAGTATAAAAAAAGACGGTGATATGAATTATAGTATTACGCTTGGTGAAGTTCCGCTTTTATAGGAGGTGGTTTGGTGAGTGAATTTCAGATAATTGCAGACGGCATTGATATAACAGCATATGCCGGAAATGTATCATGGCAAAATACTCTTGATGAACTTGCTACATCACTTTCTTTTGAAGTGGCAAAAACCGATACAAAATATTTAAATTTCTATGCCCCTGTTGAGGGCAGCATTGTAAGCATAGTAACAGGAGGGGAAATCTATAAAGGGATTATTATTTCTGTTGACGATGGTTCTGATATAGTAAACAAATATACCTCATGCGATTTCGGATGGTATCTTAATAAGTCATCCGAGACATATCAGTTCAATAAAATGACTGCAAAAAAAGCCATCACAAAAATATGTGAGGACTATGGCATTCCAATAGAGAGCATTCCCGATCTGAATACTGAAATTACACAGCTTTATCTTGACAAGGTGCTTTCAGATATAATCAAAGATATCCTTGACCTTTGTGGTGGCGGTTATAACCTTGATGTCACCCCAAAGGGTGTAAGGATTTATAAATATGGTGAGTTTTATGCTTACCCTGAATTTCGGATTACACCTAATACACATCTTATTTTCTCACCGCTTCTACGAGGCGGTGTTTCTCATTCTACAAGTATTGATGAAATGAAAAACAGTATAAAGGTTGTATCCGAAAAAGACAATGTATATTCCTTGCTTGCAACCAAGAGGGATGAGACAAATATTACAAAGTATGGTCTACTACAGAAGGTTGTGAAAATAGACCCTGAAAAAGAAAATGCCAATACTGTGGCAGATACGCAGCTTGTCGAACTCAATAAAAAGAAAGAATCATTCTCTTGTGAAATCATAGAAGCAATAAACAGCTACACAAGAGCCGGAATGATAATCACTATTGAGGATAAAAATTATCTCATTGAAGGCAGCGGACACAGTATTAAAAAAGGCATCCATTATGTAAAACTTGATTTAAGGCGGTGGTCAGCATGAATGGTATAACAGAACTTGCTAAACTGTTCAAAGAACGAAATAATGAAGCTGGGTACTCACCTATGTTCGGCAGAATAATTGAGCTACCTCAAACCAAAATCCGCATTAATGAAAAGGTTATATTAAACGACAGCCATTTGGATTGTCTCTTTAATCTTAAGGAGCAAAACTATGAAGGCGATTATATACATTTAGGAAAAGAAGTTGTTTTACTTCCTTTCTCAAACTATCAAAAATTTATAGTGATTGGAGTGGTGCGATGATGTTCCCGGAAACGCAAGATTCAACTGTCCCCAATAATGATACAGTTGTTTCCAACGGCACAAAGACATACCTTTTCGATTTTGAAAAGGGTGACTTTGTTGTTCGTGATGGTAAGCTCGTTGTGTGTGATGGAGTTGAAGCAATCCGTGTATGGATTGAAAAAATAATCCGAACAGAAAAAAGCAGATACCCAATATATGATGACACCGAATATGGATGTCATTTAGAGGATTTAATCATCGGCAACAATTATACCGTAGAATTCATTGAAGCCGAGCTGAAAAGAGAAATCGAAGAAGCTCTACTTCAAAATCCTCAAATTTCAAATGTAAGTGGCTTTCAACTTACAAGGGATGCCAATTCAATCACAGTTACATTGGAGGTGTATTTAGGTGAATCAGGAGCAAATTCTATCACGCTTACTGTCACAGATTAGTGATGAGTTCGACAAGACTGTCGGCTCATTTTTTTATGATGTTGACAGACCTCTCTCTGAACAACTTGCAGAGATTTATGTAAGAGTTGAAGAAATTCTTAAGAATGGTTTTGCTCTTACTGCAAAAGGTACATACCTTGATACCAAAGTTGCCGAACAAGGTATTGTGAGAAAACCTGCAACAAATGCAATTGTAAGTATTACTGTCATGGGAACACCGGGAAGCAAGATTTCAAGCGGTGATAAGGTTGCATCTGATACCCTTGTTTTTACTGTGACCCAAAATGCTACCCTTGAAGAAACGGGCACAGCAACTGTTACTGCACAATGTGATACACCGGGCAAAATCGGTAATGTTCCAATTGGTGCAATAAATCGATTCCCGGTAACTTTGTCAGGATTGGTGTCAGTTATAAATGAAACCGCTGCCGAGGATGGCTTTGATGAAGAAACTGACGATGAACTCCGTGAGCGTTACTTTGAAAAAGTATCACTTCCGGCAACATCCGGCAGTAAATATCACTACATTATGTGGGCAAAAGAAATCAGCGGTGTTGGTGATGCGAAGTGTCTACCGTTATGGAACGGCAATGGTACTGTTAAGGTTATCATAATAAACTCCGATAAGGGTGCAGCAAGTGAGGAACTTATCACCGAGGTTAAAAATCACATTGAAGAAAACAGACCTATCGGAGCCGAGGTTACAGTTGAAAGTGCAACTCCGCTTGTTCTTGATATCGATGTTTCTCTTGTCCTTGCAAATGGTGTTGATATCGAAACCGCAAGAACAAAGATTTCGGAAAGTATCACAAGATATCTGCAAAAAAATGCATTCACAGGTACTTACATATCCTATGCACAAATCGGTGGCTGTATCTTAAGTTGTGCTGAAATCAATGACTATAGTGACCTTACTTTAAATGGTGGTATTGACAACATTGATATCGGTGAAACCGAAGTTCCTGTTTTGGGGGTGATTTCCATTGCTTAAGAAAATGCCATCATATTATAGAAAATCAAAAGTAATGAATGAATTATTGAACAGCATTGAAC